TATAAATAAAAACTCTACAATATATGAACTTCCATCAGGAGAAACTATTGCAAAGCATGGAACAAGCAAGAGGGATTTTGCAGGAGCAAAAAGAAAAGAAGGGTATCAATTAAGGTATATTTACATAATAGATAAGACAGCAGAATTGTCAATCCCTGAAATTCCATTTAATGAAATAGATAAGGCTGGAGCAGGAATGTATAAGGGAGAAAAGGTATCTTTGCAAGAAAGGAAAAAGTTGAGCGAGAAGGTCGATTCGAACGCCAATTCTTAACTGGAATGCCAAGTGTGTTACCATTACACTATTCTCGCACTTAAAATTAGTTAAATAAGATTTAATATGCAAGGGAAAACGGAAGATAAGAAAAAAGAAATGTTAATTGCTCTTGAAAAGTCATTAGGAGTAGTAACTTCTGCTTGTAAGGCAGTAGGGATAGATAGAACTACCCATTACCTTTGGATGAATAATGATGAAGATTATAAAAAATCAGTAGAGGAATTATCCGAAGTGGCATTGGATTTTGCAGAAAGTCAGTTGCATAAACAAATAAAAGGAGGTAACACTACTGCCACTATTTTCTATCTAAAAACAAAAGGTAAGAAAAGGGATTATATTGAACGTACGGAGATAAAGCACGAGGCAGGAATTGAATCGGCAATAATAGAATGGAAACCAGCAAAAGACCAAGAATAGAACAGAAATGTAATATTCAATTTTATCAAACTTTAAAATCAACCAAAAGGATAAAAGTACACCAAGGAGGTACTCGTTCTGGGAAAACCTATGCAATATGCCAATATCTTATTTATCGTTTAACGACTTCTAAAAAACCTTTAGTAATATCAATAGTAAGAAAGACATTGCCTTCCCTAAAAGGTTCTGTAATGAGAGATTTCTTTAGCATATTAGAACAAATAGGAATACTATATTTGGGCAATCATAACAAAGCAGAAAATACTTATTATTTTGGGGAACATATTGTGGAGTTCCTATCTGTTGATGAACCACAAAAAATAAGGGGTAGAAAAAGGAATATTTGCTATATTAACGAGGGCAATGAATTAGATTATGAAGATTATCAGCAGTTGCTAATGAGAACGGAAGATGAAATGATAATTGACTTTAATCCTTCCGACCCTATACATTGGCTTTATGATGAGGTAATAAGCAGAGATGACTGCGATACTTGGATAACAACATTTCAGGACAATAAGTTCCTACCAAAAACATTAATAAATGAAATTGAAAGATTACGGCAAAAAGACCCTGACTATTGGCGAGTATATGGCGAAGGTCAAAGGGCAGTTTTATCAAAAAGGCAAATTTTTACTAATTGGACTTTCATTGATTTTAAAGATTTTCCTGAGTTTGATGATGTATTTTATGGCTTGGATTTTGGTTATACTAATGACCCTACTGCGATTGTTCAAATCTCAAAAATAAAAGATACCATTTATATTCACGAGATATGCTATCGTACTGGAATGACAAATAGAGATATAAGCGACTTTTTAAAGCAGAAAGGAATAACAGATGATTTAGTAGTTTGTGATTCAGCAGAGCCAAAATCAATCCAAGAATTGAAAGAATTTGGAATATTGGCAGTTGCAACAGAGAAAGGTGCTGGGAGTATTAATGCAGGTATTTCACTTATAAAGGAATTTGATATAGTTGTAAGTAAGGAATCAGAGAATCTTATCAAGGAGTATCAGTATTATTTTTGGGAACAGATGAAAGATGGCACAATAATTAACAAACCAGTTGATAAGGCAAATCACTTAATGGATGCCTTGCGATATGGAATTTATACAAGGTTTAAAAATCGTATTGATTTTTTTGTTATATAATTTCTTATTTTTGAAAAAATATTTTACTAAAATGTTATGGCTTCAATTACAGATAGATTCAAAGCATCAATCATAAAAGCATTAGGAGGAGGAACAAATCCAGAAATTAATAAACTTCTTTATACTTGGTTAGGAACATCGGTCATTATGCAAGATGATAATGATTCGACTTACATTAGGGAAGGATACCAAAAGAATGCGACTATTTACTCATTGATTAATATAATCACTAAAGCATCTACTGTTGTTCCTTTTGAAATTTATGAGATAAAAAATAAATCTACTGCTAAGAAATACAAAGGCATTACATCAGGAACAATAGACCAAACGGCTATTTTAAATGCTCAAGTACTAAAGAAATCTGCATTTGAGCCAGTTTATGATAGCGAATTAGAAAAGGTCTTAGAAAGACCAAATCCAAATCAATCTTGGGCATCTTGGCTAACTGAATTAATTGCATTTGGTAGATTGACTGGAGATAGATATATCTATGGGATAAAGCCAGAAACTGGTCCTAATCAATCCAAATTCAAGGAACTTTATGTTCTACCATCTCAATTAGTAGAAATAGTTTCTAAGGGAATGTATGAGCCAATATCGGCTTATAAATTAATGTACAATTCGGAATACTTTATTGACCCTGAATTTGTATGTCATATCAAGGATTTCAATCCTGAATATAATATGGCAGGGGAAAACTTGTATGGACAATCTCCATTAAAAGCAGGATTAAGGTCATTAATGTCAAATAATGATGCCGTTTTAACTGGTTTAAGATACCTACAAAATCAAACGGCAAGAGGAATGTTAGTATCAAAGGATGGAACGTTAAACGAGGTACAAGCACAAGCATTAAAGGATAAATTCCGTAAACAATATCAAGGGGCAAATAATGGTGGGGATGTTATTATTACACCAAAGGATTTATCTTGGGTTAATTTTGGATTATCAGCATCTGACCTATCTCTTATAGAGCAATATAATGCTTCTATTAAAGACCTTTGTAATATCTACAACGTTCCAGCAGTATTACTAAATAATACAGAATCAAGCACTTATAATAATGTAAAAGAGGCAAAGAAATCATTATATCAAAATGCAGTTATTCCTGAATTGATAAAGATAAGAGATGAATTGAATAGATGGTTAGTACCTGCATACGGACAGAATCTTTACCTTGACTTTGATTTTACTGCTATCTCTGAAATGCAGGAGGATACAGATAAGTTGGTTCAGCAATTATCAAATGCTTGGTGGATTACTCCAAACGAAAAAAGGGAAGCGATGTATTATGCTTCTGATTCTGAAAATGAGTTTATGAACGATTATTATATCCCTGCTAACCTATCTCCACAACAGATTACTATTCCAGAGTTAGAGATGCCTAAATGGGATTATAATGATTTAGAGGAAAAGCAATTTAAAGCAGAGATGTTTGATGACTATCCTGCAAAAGCATCGGCTAATGCAAAAAAGATGATTGAGTATAAAGAGAAATATGGGGATGAGGTAAAAGGAGGTACACAAGTAGGATGGACAAGAGCAAGACAATTAGCGAATAAAGAGGCAATCAGTAGGGATGTTGTTAGTAGAATGGCTCAATTTAATAGGCATAGAGATAATGCTAAGGTAGACCCTAAATTCAAGGATGAACCTTGGAAAGATAATGGGTATGTTGCTTGGAATTTATGGGGAGGAACTGAAGGAGTAGATTGGGCAATTGAAAAAATGAAAGAATTAGACTAATGCCATTACCAAAACCAAATGCAGATGAGAGTAGAAATGAGTTTGTTTCAAGATGTATGCTTGATACAAATATCAGAAATGACTTTGATACAATAGAGCAAAGGGTGGCAGTATGTAATTCTTTATACACAGATAGCAAAGAAGAAAAAGCATCTACATTATCAGCAGATAAATTTGAAGGTATTCTATCAAAAGCAGAAGTAAAGCCAACAAGGGATTTATATAAGTATTATAAGGCACAATATGAGCAAGTAATAGATATTGTGCTAAAGACTGGAACTATTAATCAGGCATCTGTTATTCAGATATTTAAAGCAAATGATTTAAAGAAAATATATGAGGATATGTATGCCTATATCGGTGTGTATGTGGCTACAAGAGTACAAGGATATTACAAGAAATATGTAAAGAAAGCAGATGAAAGTGCCTTTATACAATTACTAAGAGCAAATCTAATAGTAGAGGGATTAAAGAATTTTGACCTTAAAGGAGAAGGAGTAATTAATACAGCAAGAAGAACAGCTATGCTGGTGGTATCTCAAATAGCAACCGATGAAATGTTTCAAGGTAGTGGCGAAGTAGTAAGAGCAAGGATGCTTAGGAAAAGATTTGACCAATATGCCATATATCAGGCAAGAAGGGTAGTAAGAACGGAATCTACTTGGGCATCTAACTATGCTAATTATAGAATGGCTACACAGATATTTCCGCCAGAACAATTGGAAAAGACTTGGATTACAGCAATGGATAGTAGAGTAAGACCATCAAGAGGACAAAAGCCAATATATAATCATAGAGTAATGAATGGGGTTAAAGTACCTGCATTGAAATATTTTCAAGTAGGGATGGATACAATGTTTCTACCAGCAGACCCTAAGGGGAGAGCAGGGAATGTAATTAATTGTAGATGTACTTGTTCATTTACTCCAATAGAGGATGCTCAAACAATAGGAACTATCTCAAATATTGGTTTTGGATTAGGAGTAACGGCAGAGGCATTAGCAGAATCAGAAGGGCAAACTGGGAACATAGTAATTGAAACTTCGAGTAATTTATAATTTACTTTGATTTTTGAAATATATTTTTAACTAATTTTGAAACAAATACTACGATTATGATATTTAAAAGTTCAGCGATGAATCTGGCAGACATTGATGAAGCCAATGGAATCGTAAAAGGATACGGAAGTTATTTTGGAAACATTGATAGCGACAATGACATTATCACTAAAGGGGCATATACTAAAACCCTAAAAGAGAATGGGGCAAGAGTTCGTTATGTAAACCAGCACAGAATAGACCAGCCATTAGGCAAGTTTTCAGAATTATCGGAAAACGAACAAGGGTTATATTTTGTTGCAGAGATTCCAAAAACAAGATTAGGGCAGGATGTTCTATTACTTATGAAGTCAGGAGTAATTACTGAAAATTCCGTAGGTATTATCCCTACTAAAAAGCAATTCAGAGGGGATGGAGTAAGAGAATTAAATGAAGTAAAATTGTATGAGATTTCAGCCGTTACATTGGCATCTAATCCTATGGCTATGATTACCGATGCTAAGGGAGAAATAGATACTGATTTAATAGCACAAAGATTTGATGCCTTAAATAAGGTTATTAAAAAAGAAAACGTATCTGATGAACTTGGATATGCAATTGAAAGCGAATTGATGAAACTCAAGTCTTTATTTACACAAATCACTCAGCCAGTTGAAGAAACTACTGAGCCGATAGTAGAGGAAAAGGCAGATGATGTTTCTGAAATATATAACTATTTATTAAAATCATTAAAAAGAGAAATTTAAAATGGATTTAGAAATCAAAAATCAATTAGATGCTATCTCTAACGAAATAGATGCAAGAGTAGAGAAAGCAAGCAAGCAAGCCGAAGCAAATGCTTTAGGCAAGGCAGATGAGGTATTAAAGTCTGAAATCTCAAACTTAGAAACTAAGTTCCAAGAGATTCATTCAAGAATTGATGCTCAAGAAGTGGCTAACAAGAAGTTGGCTTCAGGTGTTACTCCTAAGTCTTTCAAGCAAGGTTTAGTAGATGCTATCCAAAAAGGTGGAATCGAAGGATTAGTAAATGGTTCTTCTCGTTCTGCTTCTTTTGAAATCAAAGCAGATATGACTACTGGTGCTGACTTTACTGGAGAGGTTATTCCTGCAGATAGAGTTGCTGGTATCAAGTATGACCCTACAAGACCAGTTCACGTTAGACAATTAATTCCACAAGGAACTACTTCTTCTGATGTTGTTCGTTATGTGAAAGAAACTGGTTATTCTAATGGTGCTTCTACTAAGGCAGAAGGTGCTACTTTAGGACAATCTGATTTTGATTTGACTGCATACGATGCTAACGTAAGAAAGATTGGAACTTATTTCCGTATCTCTGAGGAGATGTTGGCAGATACTCCACAATTAACTTCTTACTTATCAGCAAGAGCACCAGAGAAATTATTGACTGTTGAAGATACTCAGTTATTATCTGGAAACGGAACTGCACCAAACTTGTCAGGTATCATCACAGATGCTACTGCATTCTCTGCTGGGGCATTCGCTACTGCAGTTGCTACTCCAAATGAGTTTGATGTATTGACAGTTGCTTTAAATCAGTTAGCATTAGCAAACTATACTGCTGATTACATTATGTTGAATCCATCTGATTTCCATAAGTTATTACTTAGAAAATCTACTACTTCTGAGTACTTAGTAAATCAGGCATATCAAGGATTACAACCATCATTCAATGGTGTTCCAGTAGTTCTTAATACTGCTATTCCTTCAGGAGATTACTTAGTAGGTAACTTTGGAATGGGAACTCAAATGTGGGTAAGAGAGAATCTTTCTCTTGAGTTCTTCAGAGAGGATGGAACTAACGTAAGAGATGGTTTTGTAACTGTACGTTTAGTAGAGAGAATTGCTTTAACTAACTACTTGCCATTGGCATTTGTTACTGGTGATTTCGCTACTGATATTGCTGCAATTACATCTGCTTAGTTATAGTAAGTTTAGATAAATAAGAAAGGGGAGTCAATTTTGATTCCCTTTTTTTTTTAACTTTACTAAAACCAAATTCTTAAAATAATGAAAGTAAAAATGATTAAGACTGTATTTGATGGTAAAGTATATCATAAATCAGGTCAAGATGTAGATGTTTCAAATGATATTGCTAAATGGTATTTCGAAAAGGGATTTGCTCAAGAGATTAAAATTGATGAGCCAACGATTGAAATTACCAAAGAAGAAAAAGCAGAGATTGAAACCAAAGAAGAAAAAAAGGTTTATAAAAGAAAAACAAAAAGCGAAATAGAAGATGCGACAGATTCAGATTCTTAGTACAATTGGAAGTGAAATAATATCGGTTTCAGATTGTAAAAATTATATTAGAATTGATACTTCTGAGGATGACACTTTGCTTGGCTTTATGATTACTTCTGCAAGACTACAAGCAGAATCTTATTTATCAAGGGATATAGTTTCAAAGCAAAGAAAATATTTTTTAGATAATTCATATGATGGTAAAATTGATGTTCCTTATGGTCCTATTAGTTCGATTGATTCTGTTACAATCGGAGGAGTAGCAGAAACTGGATATACTACTTATGGATTAGGAGATTTAATGGTTGAGATAGACCCTACCGATAAAGCCGTAGAAATTACCTTTACAACTGAAGGAATGAACGATGGCTTATTAAAGCAAGTACTTTTACAGATGGTTTCTACTTTGTATGATAATAGAACTGACTACGTTAATGGAACTATTTCTACTGAATTAGATTCTTCTTATAAGCGAATTTTAGATGGTTACAAATCAGTTTGGATATAATGACTGCATCAGATTTAAAACAAAGGATTATTGTAAAACGATTGACTAAGACTTCTGATTCCTATGGTGGTTTCACAAGTACTAAATCAACGATTGGAACTTATTGGTGTATGGTAAAAGAAATCTCTGGAGATGTAGAAGAAAAGGATATGCGTACGCAATTAAAAACAAGAATAGAAATATATCTTAGGAAAAAGACTGCCGATAATATCCTTATTAACGACATTATTCAAGTAGAAGGGGATTCTGCTGAATATCGTTACAATGGCAAATTCCAAACCATTGAGAATTTTTGGGTAATGGCAATAGCAACTAAAGTAGAATGAAGGTAAAGGTAAAGGTAAACAATAATAGTCTTGCAATGCTTAAAAAGAAAATTAAGCAGTTAGAAGATTTGTCTACTAAGGAACTATCAAATGAACTTGGAAAAACTGCTTTAGATTCTGTAGCAAGAATGCAAAGGTCAGTAGTAGTGGATAATGGGGATTTATCAAGAAGCATTTCTGCCGATAGATTAAACGAAAAGAACATTAGCATATCTGCAAAAGCAAATTATGCACCTTATGTTGAGTTTGGAACTGGTAGAGGATATGACCCTATATATTTAAAGAATGCTGGATTCGATGAATCTTTTTCTAAGAAATTTATAGGTAAAGGGATAAGAGAAGTAAACCTACCAGCAAGACCATTTTTCTTTACATCTCTAAGAGTAGAGTTTAGGAATTTATCAGATAGATTAGAAAACAAAATAAAGAAATTAACGAAATGAAAGAGCCAATTCATTTTATTAGAAAGGCAATTATTGATAGGTTAACTGGTCAAGTTTCTATAAATGGAAACATTGTTCCGATTTATAATCAAGTGCCAAGTTCTACAACCTATCCGTTTATTAGAGTTTATTCTGTTAATTCTGATGAAACTGATTTTAATGCTGGTAGTTATATCACAGAAACGATTACAAGAATTGAGGTTTCTACAAGGTTTCAGGGAGATAGTGGAGGCGAATTAGATTCCAATTTAATAATTAATCAAATCCTTGAATTAATCCGTACAAGGTCAGCAGGATACTTTGATTTATCTTCTGATGGCTTTAATGTCTTTACTTGTATCAAAGAGAATTGTACCTATCTTTCTGATGTTGATGTAGATTATACTTATTACAGAGCCATTTTAGAAATATCCAATAAGATTCAGCAAGTATAATGAAAAAGATATTAGGGAGTTTAGCAGAGATGTTTAAGGATAGCAATGATATTAATGAGCAATCTGTCATTGGTTTTATCTCATTTGGGATTATGATTATCTACTCATTAGTTGATATTATTACTGGCTATATGGGGAAGGATATGGAAATTAAGCAATATATTTATCAAGGATTTGAAACAATAACGATTTCAGTTTTTGGTATAGGTGCAGTAAAATCAATATTTAAATAAAATTTATGGAAAAATTATCAACCCATTTTTCAGTTTGGGAATTTGAAAGAAGTCAAACTGCAAAACGATTAGGAATAGCCAATAAGATGGAACCAGAGCATATAGAAAATGCTAAAGCACTATGCGAGAATGTTTTAGAGCCATTAAGAAAGCATTTAAATATGCCAATTAAAATATCATCTGGTTTTCGTTCAGTAGAATTAAACAAGGCAATAGGAAGTAAAACGGCAAGGAGTCAGCATTGCAAAGGAGAAGCAGTAGATATAGATATGGATGGCTATTATCAGACAACAAATGCAGAAGTATTTAGATGGCTTCTAAATAATACAGATTTTGACCAAATAATATGGGAGTTTGGAGATGATAAAAATGCTGATTGGATTCACGTATCTTATTCTAAGTCAAAGGAGAAGCAGAGAAACGAGGTTCTAAGGGCAGTTCGTACTGATAAAGGAGTAGAATACCATAAGTATATTTAACGTTCTTTAAATCCAATTTAATAATTACTTATTTTTGTTAAAAAGGATTAGAAATGCAAAATAAGATTAAAGATTTTTTAGAAACTTTAGGAATAAATATAACATTAGCAATAGCAGGTTTCATCGGTAGTTTAATTTGGGCAACTACAACAGATGATAAATCAATAAAAAAAGGATTAATAGGTATTTTCTCTGGTACATTCTGTGCTAATTATATCACTCCATTAGTTATTGATGTTTTTAATCTTGGAGAGGAGAGCCAATTTGGAGTGGCTTTCGTATTAGGATATACTGGATTAAAAGGAGTAGAAAGATTAGCCGATAAATATTTTAAGAAAAAATGAAACATTCAAAATGGGAACTATTTTTAATGGGTATAACTTTAATTCTACTCATTATCTTTTTAAATTCCTGCAAATCAGCCAAACCAAAAATTGCACAATCCATTGTTCACGATTCTGTGTATATTGACAGAACAATTACTCAAATTAAAGAGGTAAAAGATACGTTAACAATCGAAAATCCTTGTGATTCGAATGGAGTACTAAAAGCATTTGATTATTCGAATAATTCAGAAGGTGCAAAGATTCAAATAGTTTCTGATGGTACTAAGATAATTCAAAAGGTTTATATCCCTAAAATAGAGTACAAAGATTCAATTGTAACAAAAATCCAACAAAAAACAATTACAAAGGAGATAAAGGTAAAAAATCCAATCAATACCTTTCTTTTATACACTTGCCTAATACTTGGAGGAATAATCATAGTAGGTTTAAATTTAAAGCGAATAATTCCTTAAATTTGAAAGAAAAAAGTCTTTCAATTTATGGCATCACTAACTGGCAATCTTGTAAAAGATACATATAAGGCACTCCTTAAAACTTCTAATAACGATGTAATTTCTGGTACTGAAGTACAAATAACCGATGGTGTAGGTGGAGGCACAGGAGTTTTTATTGATACTAATGGATTCCTAAGAGCATCTAAGGTAACAATTACTGGTGGTTTATCGAGTCAATTTTTAAAGGCAGATGGTACTTTAGATTCTACAACATATCTTGATACAACCACAACAACATCATTAATAGCAGAGGGAAGTAATCTATATTTTACATATCCGCGAGTTTTAGGAACGACCTTAAATGGTTTTTTAGCAACGGCAGGTAGTGT